TGGATCTATGTGTAAAGCATTAGAGCATTACAAGATAAAGGGATGGCATTGAGTCGTAAGGCAATAAGCACAGGTAAGTGGAAGAAGCTACGCATTACCATACTTGACCGAGATGGCTGGCAGTGTGTGCAGTGTGGTAAGCCAGGTGACACAGTAGATCACATCATTCCACGTGTAAAAGGTGGCGACATGTGGGCTAGCGATAACTTACAAGTATTGTGCAAATCATGTAACAGCTCTAAAGGTGGCCGTTTCTTTAGCCACAAGGCGACCCCCCCTGTCTTTCAAGGGCCATCTCTCCCTAGTACGGTAAGTTCGGTCCCAGATTCACCATTCATACGACCAGAAGGGCTACAAAGTGACTACTAAAGATGCAGAAATAATCCCAATCAAACGGGGGCTAGAGTTGATCGGAAGTACGCAACCTAGAATCCACACGCCATTATTAAAAACCGCAAGCAAGGCACAAGAGGTTGCGGACCTAGCGGAGAAAATAAACCTGCCTTTAATTCCCTGGCAGCGTTGGGTACTCGATGACCTACTATCCGTAGATCCTGCAGGTACTTTCCTTAAGAAATCGGCCCTGGTTCTTGTAGCTCGTCAGAATGGCAAGACTCATCTAGCTCGTATGCTGATCCTGGCTCATTTATTCCTGTGGGGCTCTAAAAACGTACTCGGTATGTCCTCTAATAGAAATATGGCCTTAGATACCTTTAGGCAAGTGGCTTATACAATAGAAGACAACGAATTCTTATCTAAACAGGTACGCCAGATCCGATTGGCTAATGGCCAAGAGTCTATTGCGTTATTAAACGGTGCCAGGTATGAAATTGCAGCGGCCACAAGAGATGCGCCACGTGGAAAGACAGCCGACTTTCTTTATCTTGATGAACTTAGAGAATGGTCGCAAGAGGCATTTACGGCTGCGCTTCCTGTTACGCGAGCTAGGCCCAACGCCATGACCTTAATGACAAGTAATGCTGGGGATGGGTTCAGTGAGGTATTAAACGATCTAAAAGAACGCTGTATGTCATACCCTCCTGCTAATTTAGGCTACTACGAGTACAGCGCACCACAGCATTGTAAGATACATGACCGTAAAGCCTGGACCTTTGCTAATCCAGCACTTGGATATTTGATAACCGAGCAGACTTTAGAAGAGTCCGTTAATACTAACAGCGTTGAAGCTACAAGAACCGAGATGTTATGCCAGTGGGTGGATAGCGCGGTCAGCCCCTGGGTTTATGGCTCAATCGAGGCTTGTAGTGATAGCAATTTAGAAATACCAGTCGGTCCTGCAACTGTGATGGCGTTTGATATTGCGCCAACACGTAGATCGGGCGCATTAGTTATGGGCCAGATGAAAGATGGAAAGATTGCAGTCGGCCTGGCGCAACTATGGACCAGCGAAGTAGCTGTTGATGAAACTAGGATGGCAAGTGATATAAATGAATGGGCTCGTAAGTACCATCCGACCTTAATTTGCTACGACAAGTACGCCACTCAAACTTTGGCAAGCAAACTGGAGCAAAGTGGCTGGAGAGTCCAAGATGTATCGGGGCAGGCGTTTTACCAGGCGTGTTCTGATCTATCTGATGCATTAGCAAATGGAAGACTGGTGCATTCTGGCCAGGCAGACCTAGTACAACATTTAAATAACTGTGCAGCTAAGACAAACGATGCTGGCTGGAGAATTATCAGACGCAAATCCGCAGGCGATGTAACCGCTGCAATCAGCTTGGCAATGATCGCTTCGGAATTAACTAAGCCACAACGAACCGCGCAGATTATTGTCTAACTTGCACTAATTGTCCGTTTTAGGTATATTGTGTTGATATGGGTCTATTGTCTGCTTTAGGTATAAATAAAAAAACTGAATCTCTACAAGCGCAATACGCCCCTGCCATTATGGACACAGCTTATGGCTACGGTTCATTTACAACTGGTGTTGGTAACTTTCCTGGCGGTTTAGATCGCAATTATGCAATGCAAGTTCCTGCGGTTAGCCGTTGCAGAAACCTTATAGCTGGTGTAATTTCCTACCTGCCTCTTGAACTTTACAAAAAGTCAACTGGTGAGGAATTGGGAAATCCTCTCTGGGTAGAGCAGCCAGACTATCGGCAACCAAGATCCGTCACTTTATCGTGGACTGTCGATAGTTTGCTGTTTTACGGGGTCGCGTACTGGAGAGTCACAGAATTGTATGCCGATGACCTTCGGCCTTCAAGATTTGAATGGATAGCAAACAATCGAGTTACATTTACAACTAATAAGTTTGGCACCGAGGTCAATCAGTATTACGTAGATGGTGTTGAGTCTCCAATGTCTGGTATTGGCTCTCTTATTACTTTCCAGGGCCTAACACAAGGTGTATTACAAACCGCTGCTCGCACAATTCAAAGCGCACTTGATATTGAAAAAGCCGCAGCAGTAGCTGCACAAACTCCAGTCCCGACTGGGTACATCAAGAACACAGGTGCAGATTTACCAGAGCAACAAGTATCTGGATTACTGGCTCAATGGAAGCAAAGCAGATTAAATAGAAGCACTGCGTATTTAACATCAACTTTAAGTTACGAAACTACAGGGTTTTCACCAAAAGACATGATGTACAACGAGGCGCAACAGTACCTCGCAACTCAAATAGCCAGGGCCATGAATGTACCAGCCTATTATATTTCAGCAGATATGAATAACTCAATGACTTACCAGAATATCATTGATGGGCGTAAAGAATTTGTGGCTTATTCTCTACAACCTTTCATTTGTGCCATTGAGGACAGACTTAGCATGGATGACATAACGCCAAGAGGACACATAGTTAAATTTGCCATCGAGGAGTCATTCTTACGTGCAGACACAATGAAACGATTAGAAGCAATAGAGAAAATGTTGGCTTTAGGTTTAATAGATGTTGAACAAGCTAAAGAAATGGAAGACATGACACCTAACGGAAATGGAAACACAAATGCTACTTACGTTCAGTAGTCACATAGAAAGCGCGGATGGCGAACGCAGAATTATTGCGGGCAAAATCGTACCTTACGAAGAGGTAGGTAATACTTCTGTAGGCAAGGTTGTATTTGCTAAAGACTCCATTGAAATTGGTGATCCTGGTAAGGTAAAAATGCTAATGCAGCACCGCCCAGAAAAACCTATTGGCAGAATGCAGAAATTTAACAAAGCAGAAGATGGCATTTACGCTACCTTTAAAATTAGCGCAAGTATGCAAGGCCAAGACGCACTCATACTTGCAGGCGAACAATTAATTGACGGATTGTCAGTAGGCGTAGACGTAAATAAGTCTGTGCAGAAGAAAGATTATCTATATGTAACAAGTGCCACCCTGCGTGAAGTGAGCCTGGTTGAATCGCCAGCATTTACGGCTGCACAAGTAAATAAAGTTGCTGCTAGTGAAAACGAAGCAGAGGACACAAATCAACCTAAAGAAAGCGAGGCTCCTGTGGAAGACAATGCAATACAGCCACAAGAAGCAAAGGCAGAGGCTGCTACTCCTACAGTAGAAGCTGCTCGCCCAACAATTACAACACCGCATATCCAAACAACCGTACGCACGCCAATCACTTCAATGGCAGCATACACAGAGCACAAAATTAAAGCTGCTCTAGGTAATGAAGACTCAAGACTGTACGTAACTGCAGCCGATGACTCATTCTCAACTAACCCAGCATTTAATCCAACACAGTATCTAAGCGAGTTTGTAACTAACACTCGATTTGGAACTCCAGCAATTGATGCGTGTTCACAAGGAACACTTGCAACAAGTGGAATGACAATCAGCGTGCCGTCTTTAGTGACTTCTGCTGGTGGTCAATCAGGAGTAGCACCAGAAGTAACTGTCGAGCTAGAAGCTGGCGCAGTTCAAAATACTGGCATGGTCACTCAATATTTATCAGGTACAGTATCCAAGTACGCTGGCATGAATACCCTATCAGTAGAACTGCTTGAGAGATCAGATCCAAACTTCTATGCAGAGCTTACAAAGCAATTAGAGTATGCATACTTAAAAACTCTAGACACAACAGTTGCTGCAGCTTTGATCACTGCTGGAACAGCAGCAACAAACACAACTGCTGATCTAGACGGTATTGTTACCTTTGCTTCAGAGGCAGCACGTAAGATTTACGAAAACACTGGTTACTTTGCACAGAATTATATTGCTAACCCAGCACAATGGGGCGCACTAATTGCTGCTCAAGACACCACAAAGCGACCTGTATTCACGGCTTTACAGCCTATGAATGCAGCAGGACAAGTTAGCGTTCAGTCCATTCGAGGCAACGTTCTCGGATTAGACTTGTACGTTGATAAGAACCTGGCAGCAACTACTTTCGATGATGGTTCAGCGATTGTATTAGCCCCAGAAGCATTTACCGTATATCGCTCCGCTCAAAACTTTATGAGCGTAAACGTAGTATCAAACCTACAAGTACAGGTTGCGATTTATGGTTACATGGCAACAATTGCCAAGATGCCAAAGGGTATTTACCTATACAACAAGGCCTAAAAACCAATAAGTAATCTCTGGGGTTTAGTAGCCCTAGCCCCAGAGAGCTATTAGCAGAGGAGTAGAGATGGCAGCCACGTATGTGACTACAGCCGAGTTGAGGGCAAACCTCGGAATTGGCTCTCTCTATTCCGATGCGACAGTTGAGGAAGTCTGTCAAACATCAGAAGATTTAATTAATCAATATTTATGGTTCAATACTGCCCCAGTAGTAGGCACAGCATTACAAGATAATGTGGCAACACTTATGCTTGCTAACCCAAACGCATTTGCAGCAACCCAATCAATAGTCGTAAGCGGTTGCGGTGCAACTTTTAATGGCACACAAACTATCACTGGTACAATTCCACCAACTTCTGGTACTACCAGCCTTATCCCAGTATTTATGTATAACTACGGACAGGTTAACTACCCCAACGGATATTCATTTGTGCAGTTTGCCAAAACAGCAGCTAATCAACCATTTCATAAAGTATTACCTTACGGAGTAGCCACAGGCCCAGACCACAAGACCCAATCTTACGCGACAACCCCTGCCATACGAGAAGCTGCGATGATAGTAGCCGTGGACTGCTGGCAAGCCAGACAAGTCAGTCAAACAGGTGGGGTCGGTATGGATGGGATCAGTGCGAGCCCGTATCGAATGGGTTACCAACTCATTAACAGAGTGCGTGGTCTCATCCAGCCGTATTCAAGCCCAGCATCACTGGTCGGCTAATGCCAGCAGCAATAACCACCCTTCGCAGCACCTTAGCCACGGACCTGGCCAACGCTGGCGTATGGTCAACGTTTTCTTACCCTCCAGCTACGTTGCTGGCAAATAGTGTGGTTATCACACCCTCAGATCCGTACATCGTACCTAGCAATAATGAGCAAGTAGGCCTGGCACCTTTAGCCAACTTCAAAGTCTTAATTACGGCACCTGCCTTTGACAACCAGGGCAACTTGGCAGGTATGGAAACCTTTATTGTGGCAGTAGTAAATAAACTAGCAGCATCATCTTTGGTGCTCAATATATCAAGTGTCTCCGCTCCAGCTATAACTAATGCAGCTAGTGGAGATTTATTAACCGCAGAAATCACCGTGTCAATCCTAACGAGCTGGAGTTAAAATGAGTACAACAGAAGACTTAACTGCCTTCCTTATAAAGGTCGGTCAAATTAAAGATGCACCAAAACCAACTAAGAAAGACGAGGAATAACAATGGCCATATATCTAAATAACAATGTAGGCGTTAAATTGGCTACTGCCGCTGCGCCTACTACACCTTCAATCGACATCAGCGCATACGTAACTAACGCTGTGCTTAACCAAATTGTAGATGAGCTAGAAGTAACATCGATGGGGGACTCGGCTCATAAATATGTGGCTGGTCTGCAATCTGGCACATTTTCAATCGACTTTATCAATGACTGGGCAGCAAGCCAAGTTATGACAACACTTAATGCAGCCTTTGGTCAAACCCTAGCAGTATCAGTAATCACTGTTAAAGGTACTGCCGTATCAGCAACTAACCCTTCTTACCAATTTTCAGTACTGGTAAATAACCTAACCCCAATCGGCACTGGTGGCGTGGCTGAGGTAGCAACATCAAGTCTGTCCTTTACACTAAACTCCGCACTAACAGTGTCAACAACGGTGGCATTTTAACTAAGGAGTAACAATGGCAAAGCTAAAGATAACAAGGGCTAATGGCGAGGTATCAGAACACAAGATCACGCCAGGTGTTGAGTACGCTTTCGAGTTGAAGTATGGATCAGGTATTAGCAAAGTCCTGCGCGAGCACGAACGCCAAACAGAGATATTCTGGCTGGCTTATGAATGTTTACGCAGGGCTGGTGCGCAGATACCTATATGGGGTTCAGAGTTTATAGATACTCTTGAAACTGTAGAGGTATTAGACGAAGAAAAAAAATAGTACCGCGTGATTCTACTCTCTACGCTATCGCCAGCCTTTCAGTAGAGACAGGAATTGCGCCAAGAGAGTTCATTGATATGGACTCAGATATGTATAAAGCCATTATACAAGTCCTAACAGATAGAGCTAAGGAGATTAAAAATGCCAGTAGAGGTCGTAGGCATTAAAGATGTCCTTAAAGGTTTAGAGTTTATTGATGAAGATATGCGTGTGCGTATTAGAACCGCTATTGATCCATTGATGCGAGGCGTGGCCTTTAAGGCTAAAGGCTTTGTGGCAGGCAATACAAACGTATTATCTGGCTGGACCAAAGCAACTGGGGCTCCTGGTACATTTCCTAAATATGATGCAGGTGTAGTCAGGGCTGGCATTGGCTATAACCCAGGAGAAAATAAAACATTTAAAAATGGCTTTAAGGTAAGTAATTATGTTTATAACGCAAGCAGACCTGGCGCAATCTATGAGGTAGCAGGTCGCCTAAACCCACAAGGCCGAGCACCATTCCAGATGCTTCCATCTAAAGGTGCCAGTGGTACTTATACGCTTAAATCTAAAAAGAGCAAAGCATTTAGAGAATATAACTCAGCCAACCCATTTGCGAGCCAGCAATTTATAGCTGCATTAGAACCAGTAACTTCCCAACCAAAGATTAAAGATATCAGGGGCGGTGGGCGCAAGACTAAGGGTCGCTTAATTTATAAGGCCTGGGCACAAGATAGTCCTAAGGTTTATGAGGCAATCCTAAAGGCTATAAATGCTACAGCTATTGACTTCAATAAAAAAACAGAGATTAAAAGGGCAGCATAATGGCCAACGTAGTCGTATCCGCCATTGCTACCTTCAATGGCAAGGCACTTAAAAAGGGTCAGAAGGATCTGTCGGCCTTTGATAAACAAGCCCAGCAGTTAGGTAAAACGTTTAGCAGAGTATTTGCTACTACTGCAATCGTAGCATTTGGCAAGAAAGCAATTAACGCATTTGCTGCGGATGAGCAGGCTGCAAAGTCTCTAGCTGTACAGTTAGAAAATACTGGCAACGCTTTTAGAGTAGATGAAGTAGAAGCCTACATTGCCAAACTACAAGGTTTATATGGAGTATTAGACGATCAGTTAAGGCCAGCCTTTCAGACTTTATTAAATGCCACTGGTTCAGTTACTTTAAGTCAGAAGGCATTAGAAACCGCATTAAACGTTAGCGCAGGCACAGGTAAAGATTTAGCCAGTGTGGTTGCTGCCATTGCCAAAGGGGCCTCGGGAACTACTACAGCCTTATCAAGATTAGGCACAGGATTAGATAAAGCAACCATAGCAAGTGGCGACATGAATAAGATCATGAAAGCCCTTGATGAAAAGTTTGCTGGTCAAGCACAGGCTAGATTAAGCACATACGCTGGCAAGATGGACCTGCTAAAGGTTGCAGCAGCAAACGCAACCGAGATCATTGGTAAGGGCCTAATAGACGCTTTAACAGCCATAGGTAAAGATAACTCAATAGACCAGGCTGCTAATTCTATGAATAACTTCGCCACGGCTATTGCTAATACCGCCACAGGTATGGGCGAGTTAATAGCCCAGGTTAAACAGATAATTGATAGTGATGTTGGTAAGTTCTTATTAGGTCTTACAGCCCTGTTAACTCTAGGCAAGAAGCAGTTAATAGTAGGCACTCTAGGTCTTATTGCATACGATATAGGCAAGAACCAGAAACCTACCTCTAACTTCACTTATGGATCTGGCAATCCTAGAGCAGATTTAATACTGCAGAAGAAACTTACAACGGCTAAAAAAGATGAATATAACATTATAAGTGCATCTAATAAGCAAAGAACTGAAGTAGATAAACTTAAAGACAAGTTTGATTTAGAGCGCATAGGTTTAGCAGCAGCTTTAAATTACAATATAAGTGCAGAGGATAAATTAAGAGTTAATGCTTTAACTGCCATAGCAAACAACAACGAGGCTTTAGCCAAGAAATATAATGCTGAATTAGACGCTGCCTTAGCTGCCAAAGTACTTGCGACCACAATGTCACAAAGTGCCGTGGAATTAGAAGCAGCATTCAGGGCAACTATTAAACGACTGGGAGAATATGATCCCGTCAGAGCCTACGGAAGTGCTGGTGCAGGTCCTGGCGGATCTACTTTGCCTGGTGGTACTACTACCAATCCCACAACTGTTGCCGATATATTTACAACCCCTCTCAATTTGGGACAAGACAACAGTTTATTTAATCAGCCATCAGATAAATCAGGATCTAATTATTTGCCAGTGCAAGTAACTTTAGAATTAGCCCCCAACGCTGGAGAGTTTGGCCAGTTAATTTATAACTCATTTTTAATAAATCAGAAAAATGGACTTACTCAAAATTATGCAGGCGGAGTCTAATGGCCATACCTACAATTAATGCAATTATTAACTTTTCTACTGGCCCTGCATTCGCTCAAGCCATGATATTAGATCAAGGCATACTAGGTACTAACGTGTTAGCCGATAGCGCAGCTGTTATTGTAGACGTGTCTAATCAAGTTAATATAATTAGAACTCAACGTGGTCGCAATGCTCTGGCGGATGAGTTCCAAACAGGGCAATTGACTTTAACCATTGTCGATCAAAATGGCGACTTCAATCCAAACAACCCGACCTCACCTTATTACCAGCTTTTAACTCCTATGAAGAAAGTGCAGATAACTGCAACATACTCAGGAGTAACTTATCCAATCTTTTCTGGCTTTATTACTTCTTATATAAATACTCAGCCTAAAGATGCAACAGAAGTTGCTTATACAACCATACAAGCCGTAGATGCTTACCGCCTAGCACAGAATGCACAAATATCAACCGTAAGTGGTGCTACTGCTGGAGATTTAAGTGGTACAAGAATTAACCAGATATTAAATCAAATTGACTGGCCAGCAACAATGCGTGACATAGATTCTGGTTTAACTACTATGCAGGCAGATCCTGGCACCAATAGAACTTCTTTATCGGCATTACAGGTTGTAGCCAATAGCGAATATGGTGCAGTATATGTAGATGCTTCTGGATCCTTTGTGTTTCAAGATCGTTCTGTAACTGCAGGATCTATTGGTGGTACCCCAACGGTATTTACTGATAATGGAACAGGCATTCGCTACGCCAACGCTGTCTGGAAACTAGACGATACCCTTGTATTCAATAAATCCACAGTTACCAGATCTGGGGGCACTGCTCAAGTAGCCACAAATCAGGATTCAATTGATAAATACTTCCTGCATTCATACTTTTTAGATGGTCTATTAATGCAGACCGATGCTGTAGCTTTGGATTACGCCAGGGCTTACACCGCTTCCAGAGCTGAGACTTCAGTAAGATGCGATTACATAGAACTTGATCTTTATACCTCTAATTACAATTCAGGCATAATTGCTGCCCTGGATTTAGATTTCTTTGATCCAATTACGGTCATAACTACTCAACCAGGTGGATCTACCCTGGAAAAGACCCTTCAAATATTCGGAGTATCTTTCAGCATTACCCCGAATAGTTGGAAGACTGTATTTACAACTTTAGAGCCAGTGCTTGATGCGCTGATTTTGAACAACAATATATACGGCACTTTAGACTATAATGTGCTCAGTTACTAAGGAGATATAATGGCAGCAGGACAAGGATTTAAAGACTTCGTTACTGGTGAAGTATTAACCGCTAACGATGTTGATGGCTATTTGATGCAGGGCGTTTGGGTATTTGCTGATGCTGCTGCCAGGACAGCTGCAGTAACTTCACCACAAGAAGGCAATATGTCTTATCTTAAAGACACAAACTCAACCGAGTATTATTCAGGATCGGCCTGGGTCGCCATTGGTGGTAGTTCTTCACCTTTAACAACTAAAGGCGATCTTTATACTTATTCAACAACAAATACTCGTTTAGGCGTTGGTACAAACGGTCAAACACTTGTTGCTGACAGTACGGCTGCAACTGGCATAAAGTGGGCAACTCCTTCAAGTGGAACACCAGCATTTGTTGGATGCAGTTTATATAACACAACTGGACAATCACTTACAAATAATACACTTACAGCAGTTACATACAACTCTGAAAAGTTTGATACAGATTCTTTCCATGACAATTCAACAAACACATCAAGAGTTACAATTCCTACAGGCAAAGCAGGAAAGTATTTAATTAACTTTTCTACTAATGGAGATGGTGGATATTCAGGCATTTGGGAAACATTTCTATATAAAAATGGATCATCTATATTTGGTGCTGTTGTTGTGCCGTCATTTACAAGCCCATACAATTATGGTGCAAATCCGATTTTAAATGGTGTCTTTGAGTTTGCTGTTGGAGATTATTTTGAAATGTATATCAGACAAACTTCAGGTTCATCAAAATCAATTTATAATACTTCAGATCAAGGTTATTTAAATGTTAGTTATTTAGGGGCATAATATGGAACTATGGGAAAAAATTGTTGAAGCATATCCTGAAATAAATCCAACAGATCATTTTAATGAATTAGGTATTATATTACAAGATGATTCTGATGGACTTGGTGCTTATATTGCCAAATGGGATTATTCAAAGCCAATACCTGCTGGGCTTAAATTAGGCAAACCTAAATTGTAATGACACCCTGGTTATCTAAAGCAGCTGATAGTTTAAGAGATGCCGTTACTACCTGGTATCCAGATCGCCGCACTTCCAGTGATGGGTGGCTTGGCGATGCTCGTCACGCTGCCAGAAAATCGGATCATAATCCAGACAGCAGTGGATGTGTCAGAGCCATTGATATTGATTCTAGGTTGGATTCATCCGAAGGGCTCTCAGTATATTTGGCTGACCAGATCAGGATCTGTGCTAAGACCGATAAACGTATATCGTACGTAATACACAATGGGATGATTGCCAGTAAAATCCTTAATTTTAAGTGGCGTAAGTACTCAGGTTTTAATAAACACACAAAGCACATACACATCAGTTTTACAAAGGCTGGAGACAAAGACGGCAGAGCGTTTGATATACCCCTACTAGGAGGCAAAATATGAACATGAAAAACCCTTACGTACTGACCGCTGGTGCATTTCTATCAGCCTGGGCAGCATCCAACTTCGCAGCAGATTATCGAGCCGTATTGTGGGCCGTACTAGCTGGTGTGTTTGGCTATGCAACTCCTAAAAAATGAGTGCTGCCGAATGGGCATCTTTTGGTGCTGGCGGTATAGCCGTGCTAACAGGCGTGCTGATCGGGCTACGTTTCTTAGTTAAAGGCTGGCTAAACGAATTGAGGCCCAACGGAGGCTCCAGTATGAAAGATCAATTAACTCGACTAGAACAGCGTGTTGATGATCTATTTATTCTAATTAGTAAGCGATAATTTTATTATGGCTGCCACGCGTAAGCGCAAGAAAGTTAATAGGCGAGTGGTGCGTAAATCACCTGACCCTTTATCTAAACTCGATGTCTTTATGATTACCAAGCATGAGATATACAAGGCTGCAAAGAAGGCTGGATTCAGCAACGAGATTGCCTGGTTCTTTATGCAAGAACCTAACTCGCTACCTGACTGGATTGCTAATGACAAACCTGATGCAATCATTCCAACATTAGATCCGACAGAAACGGATGACGATTAAGCGTTGGTTAGTAATATCAGACCTTCAGGTCCCATACCAATTGGACTCTGCAGTAAAGAACGTTATCAAGCTAGCCAGGAGGGAAAAGTTTGACTCTGTACTGGTTGTTGGTGATGAGATTGACTTTCAATCGATTAGCAAATGGAGTGAAGGCACACCTCTGGCTTATAGCGAGGATTTACACGCTGACCGTGAACTATGTAAGCAGATACTCTGGGATATCGGTGAGTACAGTCCAGAAATGCATATTATCCGCAGCAATCATACTGATCGCCTATACAGCACTTTATTAAAAGTACCAGGGTTAATTAACCTACCAGAGCTACAATACCCAGCCTTTATGGGGTTCGCTGAAATGGGTATTACCTACCATCGCAAGGCCTATGAGTTCCACCCTGACTGGGTACTTTGCCACGGAGATGAAGGCAATATGAGCCAGCACGCAGGTATTACAGCTCTTAACCTAGCCAAGAAGTTTGGTAAGTCCGTTTTGGCAGGACATTCGCATAGGCTGGGCATGAGTGCCTACTCAGAGGGCGTAAACGGCCACTACAGGGCCTTATATGGGGTAGAGGTAGGAAACCTTATGGATCGAAAGAAAGCGGGCTATATTCGCTATAACAGCGCGAATTGGCAGAATGGGTTTGCTATACTAGAAGCCGAGGGAAAGACGCTAACACCAACGTTAGTGCCAATCGATCCTAAGGATGGCTCATTTACAGCACTGGGCAGGCATTACAGGTAAATCGTTACCTAATCGTTATACAAATACTCTCTAAAACTATCCACAAAGTCGTACACAAATGCCATACTTCTGTTGTGCCACAAATTGTGGTGCAGAAAGCAGGGCTACAGTGAAGGTAGAAATGAAATTAACCGCAGCTGACTTTGAACGCTTGTGGATTAATTCTATGGAATGGATGGGCCAAGACTGGGAAAAACAAGAGGAACGATTTGATCCTAAACCGTTTTTTAGCTGGAAGTACGCATACTGGTTTGACAATTATGCTGCACTTAAAATGGCACAGGCATTCGTAGACGCAACTGGTGCGAATCAAGCTATACATAGTGACGAAGGCACAGGTGATTGGGTTTTATTAACCAATTATGCTAGCCCTTGCCATATACGTAAAAGATTGGTAAGCGCATGACCGTCAAAGACGACATGTTACAACTAGCGTGGATATTCCTGGGCTTAGGTATAGCTGCATTGATCTTGGCTGAGATTAAAGAAAGTATCCAGACCCGTTACTACTGGTTAGGCCGTAAAGACGGCTGGGATATGCACCGCAGGATGATAGAAAACAAAATCGATGCCGACAACAACTGAGAAGCTATTTAATAATGCCACGGCACTTGTCCATGAACGAGGAGTTGTCTATGGGCACGCAATCTACAACATGGAGCGTATCGCAAAGTCGGTCAGTGCATACATTGACTATCCGATCATGCCTCACGACATACCGATTATCAATGTCCTTCAGAAAATCTCACGTTTGGCCACGAGTCCTGGGCACGAAGATAGTGTCGTGGACATCTGTGCATACATGGCAATCTACCAGTTATGCATTGAAGCAGAGAAAGACGGAGAGTTTGAATGGAGGGTTGGAGAATAATGGCATTTGATTTAAGTCAATACGAGACAGTTGATGAACGACTACATAAATGGTGGGGGTTATATCCAGATGGAAGAGTGGAAACAGAAATCATCGAGGCCACAAACGTTAGATTCATTGTTGTTTGTAGGCTATTCAAAACAGAAGCAGATCTCAAGCCGTGTGCTACTGGGCTTGCGAGTGAGACTGTTAGTGATAGAGGTGTTAATGCGAATTTTGCTTTACCTAACTGCGAGACAAGCGCGATTGGTAGAGCGATTTCAAATTCGGGTCTCTCAGCTAAAGGCAAACGCCCAAGCCGAGAGGAAATGGCCTCAGTAAATGCTAAGGAAGCAGAAGCATTTAAACCTAAGTATGGCCGACCAGGATCTAAATCGGCTGCAATGGAGCATGCGCTTCATATTGTTAAC